AATCAACAAAATATCGTCTGGTACGTTTCTCCACTGGATTATAGTATGGTACAATGACAATCTCAGAACCCCACTCCATTACATTCTTATTGCCGTCTAAATACTTCATATAGATGTGTTCCCAATGTGACCTATGTTCACACTCATGGAGATTACCTACATATTTCTCTTTATTTCGTACCTTATATTTTCCAACTTTAGGGTATTTTTTCATAAAACTCTTATAAATACTATTATACGGACAATAGTATTTATAACGGGAGTAGAACAATGGCATTAGATTTTTCATCTGGAAGTGCAAGACAGAATTTTGCACCTGAGAACTTTGTTCCACAAGGTTTTGCACCTCAAATTGCATCACAAAAGAATATCAGTAAACCAATAATTAAAGATATTAATGTAACACCAAAAGAAATTAAGAAGAAACAAAGCACTGGCGTTACAATAGATAAGTTTAAAAGTCAGATGACATCATTTGCTAGACCATCTCTTTTTGAGGTAGTCATATTTGCTAAACCAGATAGTACACTTAAGAGTTTACAACAAAAATTATCATTTAGTTGTCACACCTGTACAATCCCTGGCATGTCAATCGCAACAACAGAAAAGGATACACCACAAGCTGGTTATAATTCCATAGCATATCAAAAAATATATGAGGATGTAACCATGTCCTTTTATGTTAGTGAAGATATGCAAGAAATTAAAATATTTCAAGATTGGATGAAAATGATGATCAATCCTGCAAATAATCATGTAGGGTTTTATGATAGTTATAAGTCTACTATAGAAATTAAAAATTTAGACAGACAACAGAAGAAAGTCTTAACAACTACCTTGTTTGAAGCTTATCCAAAAACTTTGAATAGTATAGATTTAAGTTATGGTGCAGTCGATGAGGTTATGAATGTATCAGTAGTATTTACTTATAGATATTACGAGCAGAAATTTGGAGAGACAGAGACAGTCGGAAAGGGTCTTAATTCGATAACACCTATTCAGAGAACCAACCTCACAGATGGTATTATTGACAAAACATTAACACCGCAACAGACAAAAGAAATATATGACGGAACAGTAAATGAAGTTTCAATAGACGATGGAGAATATAGTTAAATAATAACAATATCATTTTATATTAAGGAGTTAATGAAATGGGATTACCAAAAATAGCAATACCAGAGTATAGTTTAACATTACCATCCAATGGCAAGGAGGTACGTTATAGACCTTTCTTAGTAAAGGAAGAAAAACTTCTTCTTATAGCTATGGAAAGTAAAGATGACCAACAGATAATAACTGCAACAAAAAATGTTCTTAGGAATTGTGTTTTTGATGATATCGATATTGACAATATGCCAACTTTTGATATGGAATATATATTTCTATGGTTAAGAGGACGAGCAAAAGGTGAAGTTGTAGAATTAAAATACACCTGTCCTGATTGTACTAATCCTTTGAATGTAGATATAAACCTAGAAGATGTTAAAGTACAAACATTTGAAGAACATACTAATAAGATACAACTAAATGATGACATAGGTATTGTTCTAAAATATCCAAACATAGCCATGCAAACAAAGATTGATAACTCTGATGATAATGAAATTGAAACATTATTTAAAAGTATAATATTATGTATTGATTATATCTTTGATTCTGAAGCTATGTATTCAGCAAAAGATCATACTGATAAAGAACTACAAGAGTTCATAGAATCTTTTACAGATGCTCAGTTTCAAAAAGTAAAAAGTTTTTTTGATACAATGCCAAAGTTACAACATAAAGTAAATTTGCATTGTAACTTTAAGGAGAAAAAGAAAAAGACAGTATGTGGTTATAAAGAGGAAATAGTCTTGGAGGGCCTTCAGTCTTTTTTCGTCTAATCCTCTGTGATGAATCATTAGCAAATATGATGAATACTAATTTTTCTATGATGCAACACCATAATTACTCATTAGAGGACTTAGAAAATATGTTGCCTTGGGAACGAGCAATTTATGTTGCATTGCTTGCGAATTTCATGGCAGAGGAAACACAAAGACTTAAACAGCAAAACAACTAATAAAGGTAAACAACATGGCAGAAGATAATAAAAAATCTTTCGATGTACTAATACAAGAAATGAAGAAAGTTAATCAAAATCTCACATGGGCAAGTGAGATATCTTCAAAGCGTTTGGATACTGTTGCAAGTTTGCAAACAAGTGGTATCAATTCCATTCGCGCCATGTATGATGATTCTAAAAAGACACAAGCTGATCTGGCAAAAAAAGTTGAAGAAAATACAGAAGCAATAAAAAATTCAAATGATACTAGTGCTGAGGACAGAGTAGAGGAAAAGAGAGATAAAAAGGGATTTCTTGATTCTCTGAAAACAATGTTTGCTAAGAATGCTGGTGATAAAGAAGGTGGTAATTTCTTTGGTGGTATTGGAAAAACAGTCAAGAAAGTTTTCAATCTAATCAAAGGAAAGTTTTTGTTGATTGGTGCTTTAGTTCTCGGTGCAATCTCACAAATGAACATGGAAGATTTGGAAGATATATGGAAAGCATTTAAAGAAACATGGCAGGGTATTAAGAAATTTATGACTCCAATAATTGAATGGTTTGAAAAAACTGTTTTCCCAGCAACTATAGAATTATTCGTAAAAACCTTTAAAGGACTTGGTGAACTATTTGACAATTTAGCAAAAGATTTTAAAGGTTTTACAACAGCTGATTGGATGGGTAAAGATGGAAAGTTTCATAAAATAATAAAAGCACTTGGCTCTCTTGGTGATTGGGCATGGGATCAAGGAGTTGCCTTATTTGATTGGGGTGCAAAACTAATTGGTATTGATGATGCTAGTGGAAAAATTAAAGCAGTATGGGAGAATTGGTTTGGTGAAAGTAATCCAGATGGTATACTAAGTAAAGTTGGGGGTATGTTTTCCTCTATTGCTGGACTATTTGTATTAGGAAAAATCATTGGTGGGCCTATTGGTACTTTACTTACTGGGCCATTGAAACTTGCAATAATGGGAGCAAAAGGTGCTGGTGGTCTTATTGGTTCATTGGCTAAATCAATAGGCGGGGCTATGGTTGGACCTGGAGGTGCTGGTACTGCTAGTGTTGGAAAACTTCTTCTGGGTGCAGCAAAGGGTGTTGGAATATTAGGTCTTGCAACAGCTGTTGGTGTAGGATTATATAAAGGTTATAAAAAATTTGAAGAAACAGGAAGTATTAGTAAAGCGTATGAAGAGGGAATGACATCATTCCTTGAGGTAATGACTCTTGGTTTATTACCAGATGGAATGGCAAGGTCTTGGGCAAAGAATATTAATGGGTTCTTTGGTAGTATATATGATGCTATGTTTGGTGATAAACAAAAAGAACTATCAGTCCAAGAAATAAAAGAAACAAGAGAATTGAAGTCTGGTAAAAAATATGCACAAATGTCTCAAGATGAGAGAAATGCAGAACAAGCTAAACTTATAAAAAAACAAAACGAAAGACGAGCAAAAGGTGATGTAGGTGGTGGTGCTGGGGAATATATTGCACCTCAAAAAACGACTGATGAAAAGATAGAAAAAGCACAAAGAAAACTTAGGAATCTTGAATCACAATTAGCAAGAAACTCCAAAGGTAAACAGACAGCAACATCAGTTAAAGAAAAGGCACGAATCTTAAAAGAAATTGAAACACAAAAAGGTGTTTTAGACTTTGAGAGTGAAGATAAAGGAAGAACATTTTCTGAAGCTGAGCAAATACAAAAAGATGAAGGATTTAGGGAAGGCGTTTATAAAGACACCGAGGGTATAGATACTATTGGTTATGGGTTTAATTTAGAACGGAAAGGTGCTCAAGGAATATTAGATAGTAAGGGTATTAAAAAGTCTGTTGCTGACTTAAGAAGTGGAAAAGCAAACCTAACCGAAGAAGAAGCATCTCAACTTATGTTGGGAGAGATGGGGCATTTTAGAAGTGTCGCAGAACAATATATTGGTTCAGATGTATGGAAAAAACTGTCACCCAATAGAAAAGGCATCCTCACCAATATGGCATATAACATGGGTGCTGGTGGTTTAGGAACATTTACAAGTCTTAGAAAAGCAATTAGGGCTGGTGATTGGGATGAAGCACAAAAACAAATGTCTAGTTCAAAATGGGCAGGTCAAGTGAAGGGAAGAGCTGATAGGTTGGTTGCTCGTATGGGCGGAGATCAAAAAACAGATGCACTCAATTCAACACAATCAGGGTATACAGCTTCACAAGGTGGGTCAGCCGGTACACCAGTTATGACTGCTTATTTAGATCAATCCGTAAAACAGGTTTCTTCTCAAACTGACGTTCATCCGACTGGAAGCGCACAACCTGTAGGAGTTGAAGGAGCATTATCAACAAAAGGAAATTAATAAAGGGGGAAGTGTACCGAAACGGTTTCACTAAGTATCACGGAGCTCCTGCGGAATGATACCAGCATACTAATGGTTATGCACCATTATAACAAAACACTCCCCCCAATATTAATTATTGTTCAGCTAACTTCTTGAAGTATTCCAAAGATGAAT